AGGAACAAACGAAGCAACTGTAGCTGCTGGTAGAAATTCTGAATTAGCTTATCAAGTAGCAAAATCTGCGAAAGAATTAAAAAGAGATATGGAAACTGCTCTTTTATCTAACGTAGCTGCTGCTGCTGGTTCTGCTGGTTCACCAACAAGAAAATTAGGTGGAGTCCAAACATGGATTAAAACTAATGTATCTGCTGGTGCAGGTGGATCAGGTGCTGGTGGTGGTGCTATCAGAACTGATGGAACACAAAGACCTTTCACAGAAAGTCTTTTAAAAGGTGTTCTAGTTGATTGTTTCAATTCAGGTGGAAATCCGAATATGATAATGGTGAACGCTTTTAACAAACAAACACTATCAGGATTTACTGGTGGTTCTACAAGATTTGACGCAGCAGAAGATAGAAGATTAATTACTTCTATTGATGTATATGAGTCAGACTTTGGAACTATGCAAGTAGCTCCCAATAGATTCATCAGAGGTGCTAATGCAACGGCTGCAAAAATAGGTCAAGATGCTTTAGTATTAGAGATGGATATGTTTGCTGTATCTTTCTTAAGAGATTTCTCTCTACAGAATCCTGCTCAAACTGCTGATGCAGATCAGAGATTCATGGTAGCTGAGTACACTCTTGAGTCAAGAAACGAAGCTGCAAGTGGAATGGTTACAGACTTAACTACTTCATAAGCAATATAATTGTGTTGGGGGTGTAATCTTAAAAAAAACTACACCTCCTCACTTAATCAAGTTGAAATCTTAATAAGATTATAGATGGAACAACAAACGGAGAAATAAAATGAGAACATTAAACGATTACTTTATAACAGTAAGATTAGCTGACATATCAGCAACAGGCGGAGTAGCATTTGTTGCTATACCTGATGGTGGTAGAGTTATTAAAATTCATACTGTTCAAGAAGGTGCAATTACAGGTGCAAATGCTGTAATAACTTTTTTCACTAAACAAGGTGGATCTACAGTTATGACATCATCAGGAATAACTGTTCCTTATGCTGGAGATACTGTTGGAGATGTAAGAACATCAACACCATCAGCAGTAAACTTAGTAACAGAAGGTGACTTTATAAAAGTAGCAACAGACGGAGCTTCAACAGGAGCTTGTCCTTTAAATTGTACTTTTGTTATTAGAAGATAATAGTATATAAGAATAATTGGGGAAGCTAGTCTAGCGACAAATTTCCCCATCAAAAAATAAATAGGAGAAAAAAAAATGAGTTTTAATTACGGATTAAGACCTATAACAATAAATAATATAACAATGCCTAGCACACCTGCTTCAACAGCAACTGCTGCTTTTGGTTCGCAAACTGAATATGTAAGAGTTTGTAGTCCAGTTGATTGTCATATTGTATTTGGTGGAACTGCAACTATTGCACCTCCAACTGCTAGTGCAACAAGTATATTTATACCTGCCGACCAACCTGAAATATTTAAAGTTACTCCAGGTTCTAAGTGTTCAGGTTTAAGTGCAACTAATGGTGATGTTATTTCTATTGTTGAACTAAGTGCATAATGGCTAAAAAAAAAGGTTTATATGGTGTAAGTGTTTATGTTAAAAACAAACCAAGAAAAAGACCTAGTCGTCATGCTAAAAGTTTTAATAAAAGAACAACAAGTAGAAAAAAAAGTAGAGGTCAAGGATGAAGGACATTGTTAAAGATGGTTTACAAACAACTACTTATAATTTAGACGAAAAAGAAGAAAAAGTAATTGTTAAAGAAGAAACAAATATTGATTCACATTTAAAGCATAATAAAGAATTATTAAATTCTAATGATGGTTATTCTAAATCAAGAGATTTAAAAAGAGTGGCTTCAATTCCTTTAGGAGCTTTGCAAGTTTGGGCTTCAGAATTTGATCCTTCTACAAAAGGTAATTGGTGGAAGCTACCAAAAGAAACACAAAGTAAAATACTTAAACTTAAACTAAATAGTAGTGAGTTTAAATATTTTAGAACATCACAAGGAAGAATTTAATGGCATTAGCAAATTACACAGAATTACAAGCATCTTTAGCTAATTGGTTAAACAGATCAGATTTAACTACTGAGATAGCTAATGATTTTATAGTTCTTGCTGAAAAAGATTTTAATTCTAAATTAAGAATTAGAAAACAGATAGCACAAACAACTATAACTCTTACAGCAGGTGTTGAAACGATTGCTTTACCATCTGATTTTTTACAAGTCAGAGATTTTTATATTCTTTCAGGTACTCAAAAATATGCTATGACTTATATGACTCCACCACAAATGGATCAAATAAGAGGAACTAATACAAGTGGTATGCCAAGAGTTTATACTATACTTGGAGATACTTTTAGATTTTCACCTATTCCTGATTCTAATTATTCTGCTGTACTTAATTATTACCAACAATTTAATGCTTTATCAGCTTCTAACGCAACTAATTATATTTTAACTAATCATCCATCTATTTATTTATATGGTTCATTGTATCATGCTTCTAATTTCTTAGGTGGAATAGACCCTCAAAGAGTACAACAATGGCAACAATTATATACTACTGCTTTAGAAAGATTAGAAAGAAATGACAGAGAAGATCAGTTTAGTGGTTCTCCTTTACAAATAAGGGGAGACGTTACAGTTCAAGCTGCTTTTTCTGAAAACTATATTCCAATAACTAATAACAACGGATAAGGAAAATAATGCAAGTACCTTTTGGAGAATGGTTACCTGACCAACCAGCATATTTAAATCCTGGTGCAAATGAAGCTAATAATGTTTATTATGCTGCAAGATCATATAAACCTTTTCCATCCTTAGTAAAATTTTCAACAAATAATATTGGTGCTAATTCAAAAGGAGCTGGTTCTTTTAGGTCAACTTCAAATGTTTCTAATAACTTTGCTTCAACACAAACAAATATTTACAAATTAGATCAGGGTTCTTTTACATCTGTTAAAGGTTCACTAACTGGAACTGCTACAGACTTTTTTACTTTTACACAATTTGGAGATTATATTATTGCAAGTAATGGTGTTGATGCTCCTTTGTATTACCTAATGGGTACTTCAACTAACTTTGCAAATCTTTCAACAATAGCAACTGCTGGTACTCCACCAGTATTTAGAACTTCAGGAGTCATAAGAGATTTTTTAGTTACAGGTAATCAAAGTGCAAATCGTAATAGAGTTCAATGGTGTGGTATTAATGATATTACTACTTGGACACCAGGAACTAAACAAGCAGACTCACAAGACTTACCAGGTTCAGGTGGACAGATTGTTGCCATAACTTCAGGTGAGTATGGTTATGTATTTAGACAAAATGAAATTGTAAGAATGGATTATGTAGGTGGTGCAACAGTATTTAGATTTTCTGTTATCTCACCTAATAGAGGAGCTGTTTATGGTAAAACAGTTTGTCAGGATAATAGAAGGGTTTTCTTTTATGCTGATGATGGTTTTTTTGAAGTAAGTGGAGATCAAGTTAAACCTATTGGTGCAGAAAAAGTAAATAGATTTTTTGACGTAGATTTAAATAAAGCATTCTCAGATAGAATAGTAGCTGCTGTAGATCCTTTTAATCAATTAGCAATATGGTTATATCCATCATCTCAAGATACAGCTAATACTTCAGGTATTTGTGATAGAGTAATTGTTTATAATTATGTAACTGAAAAATGGAGTATTGCAGATGCTTCTGCTTCTACAATTTTTACACAATTTTTAGGAGCTTACACAGTAGAACAAATGGATTTAATTTCAGGAAACCTAGATAACATTAACATTTCTTTAGACACAGCTTTTTGGGATGGAGGACAGTTGTCTTTAGGAGCAATAAATTCAAGTTTTGAGTCAGCTATCTTTTCAGGAGATTCAGGTGAAGTAACTTTAGAAACTTCAGAATTAGAGTTGTTTCCAGGTTTAAGAAGTGATATTACGGAAGTAAGACCGATTGTTGATGCTAACGCAACAGTAGCTATAACCACAAGAGAAAAATTAGTAGATCAACCAGTTACATCTAGTTATTCTTCTATGGTTTCAAGTGGCACAGTTCCAGTAAGACAATCAGGAAGATATATTAGAGCTAACGTAAAAATTCCAGCAGGTACTGCTTGGAAGGATGCACAAGGAGTTAATTTTGTAGCTTCAAGAGCAGGTGGAAGATGACAGATAAAACTGATATAGATAACGTAAGATATAGTTTAGACACACAAGAATTTTTCCAAAGACAAGTTGAAGAAGCAGTAAACGTATTAATTAACGAAAAGAATACAGAAAATAACAAAGCGTTTGCTTGGTTCATTTCATAAATAAAACATGACAACAAATATTAAAGATTACTCAACTACACAAGCATCAAACACAACATTAAATACTATCAATGTTGCAGAGGGTATGCTTCCATCAAATTTAAATAATGCCATTAGAGCATTAATGAAAAACACTAGAGATTGGTTTAACGAATCACAATGGATTGAATATGGAGATGGTTCAGGTACTCCAGTTATAACTTTTGTTTCTACAACTTCATTTAAAGTAACTGGTGATAATTCTACTGCACATTATGTTGCTAATAGGAGAGTTAAAGTTACTGGTTCAGCAACAGGAACAATTTATGGAACAATATCTTCTTCAGCATTTGATAGTGTTGATGCAACTACAGTTGTTGTTGTTTGGGATTCAGGACAACTTTCTTCAGAAGTATTAAGAGTTTATTCAGGAATATTAACACCAACTAACACTTCAATTCCTTCAGGAATTATTGTTACAGCAAATATTGCAGATGGTTCTGTTACAACTCCTAAACTTGCAGATGACGCAGTAACAAATGCTAAAGTAGCAACTAATGCTATTACAGCTCCTGAACTTGCAACGAATGCAGTTACTGAAGCAAAGATTTCTGATAGTCAAGTTACAACAGTTAAATTAGCAGACAACGCTGTTACAACTGTAAAAATTACAGACGATAATGTTACTACAGCTAAGATAGCTGACAACGCAGTTACTACTGCAAAGATTACTAATTCAAATGTTACTGCTGATAAATTAGCTTCTAATTCAGTTACTACTGCTAAGATTTTAAATGCAAATGTAACTACAGATAAAATAGCAGATAACAATGTTACAACTGCAAAAATATTAAACTCAAATGTTACAACAGCAAAAATAGCTGATGATGCAATTACTGCTGCTAAAATAGCTGACGCAGTTTTAATTACAGCTTCTGAACAATCAACATCTACACCTGATGATGTAACAGTATTTACAACGTCTGCTGCTAACAATAGATTTTTTAATGTAGATAGTTCTGAAACAATTAACTCAGGACAAGTATGGTCAGATAGTGATTCGTATATTGCAACAACAGCAGCTATAACAAATAGAATTATAGACTTAGTAGATGATGTTGGTGGATTTGTTCCAATAGCTTCTTACACAAAATTTCCTAATACTAACCCTGATCCTAATGATGGAACAGGAACAGTTGTATCTATTACAGACATGACTAGCTTTACTTATAACACAGGAACAGGTGTTTCTACAAACTCAACAACAGTTGGTGGAACTGCTGTTACTATAACTGGTATTCCTGCAACGATTGGTTCTCCAATTACAGTTGCTTATGGTTTATTAGTTGAAACAACAACAACATTAAATACTTATACTTTTGTAAGATTAGTTCCTATTGCTACAGAAGTTAATACAGTAGCTTCAATATCAGGAAACATAACTACAGTTGCTAATAATACTTCAAACATAAATTCAGTAGCTGGAAATGCCACAAATATAAATAAAGTTGCAACGATAGATTCAAATGTAACTACAGTAGCTGGTATAGCTGCCAACGTAACAACAGTTGCAGGTGATACTGCTAATATTGCTACAGTTGCAGGTAATTCAACAAATATAAATTTAGTTGGAAATAATATTACTAATGTCAATAATGTTGGTGGTTCAATAACTAATGTAAATACAGTTGCTACTAATATTGTTGATGTAAATAGTTTTGCAGATACTTATTTTATAAGTGGTACAGCACCTTCAAGTCCTACAACAGGTGATTTATGGTTTGATACAAGTGCTTCTACTATGAAAGTTTATTCAGGTTCAGGTTGGCAAAATGCTGGTTCTTCAGTAAATGGAACTTCAGCTAGATTTCAATATACAGTTTCAGGAACACCAACAACAGTATCAGGAACAGATGATAACGGAAACACTTTAGCTTATGATGCTGGTTATGTAGATGTTTATTTAAACGGACTTAAAATGCTTAACGGAACTGATGTAACAGTAACATCAGGAACTTCTATTGTCTTTGCTTCAGCTTTACAAGGATCTGATATTGTAGATATTATTGCATACGGAACATTTAATGTTGCAGCTATAAACGCATCAAACATAACTTCAGGAACTTTAAACAATGCAAGATTAAGTTCTATACCAAATTCAGCTTTAGCTAATTCTAGTGTTACTATAAATGGTTCAACTGTATCTTTAGGTGGATCAACTACAATTCCAACTGAAGTAAGACCAACTGTTTCAGGAATAAATCCTGATGTTGTTATACCAAGCGTTCAAACTGCAATCGTTATTACAGGAACTAATTATGTTTCAGTACCTGAAGTAGAAGCTGTTAATTCAACAACAGGTGCTAGAATTATGGCAGACGAAGTTGCTTTTACATCTTCAACAAGTCTTACAGCTAAATTTAATATTTCAACAAATGGTACATATAGAATTTCAGTAGTTAATCCTGATGGTAACGCAGTATTAACAGGATCATTATTAACAGTTTCAACAGGAGTAAGTTGGACTACAGCATCAGGTTCATTAGGAACATTTGGTGGTGGTTCAGCAATTTCTGTAACTGTAGCTGCAACAGCAGATAGTACAATAACTTATTCTATATTATCAGGAACATTACCTGGTGGATTATCTTTAAATTCAAGTACAGGTGTGATAAGTGGTACAGAGACAGGATCTTCTGCTGATACGACTTTTAACTTTACTATAAGAGCTACAGATGTAGAACTTCAAGTTGCAGACAGAGCTTTCTCAATAGGTTTAACTTTTGCAATAAACAACTCAGGACAATTTAACTAGGAATATATTATGGCAACAACTTATTTATCAAGAACTTTAGGAACACCAACTAATAATAAAAAATGGACATTTTCTTGTTGGCTTAAATATACTAGATATAGTGGTACTTACCCAAATTCAGAAGCACCATTCTTTCATGCAGACGCAGGAAGTACAACTTCTTGGAGTTTTATTGGATTAGATGAAGCAAATCAATTAATTCTGCAAAACAGAATATCAAGTGCTAATGTAGGTTATATAATTTCAAATGCAAAACTACAAGATGCAGGAGCTTGGTATAATGTTGTTGCTGTATTTGATAGTTCAAATTCAACAGCAGCAGATAGACAAATTTTATATTTGAATGGTGAAAGAATAACATCATTTACTGGTGAAACACAAGCACCACTAGATACTGCTTCAAATATAAATAGTGCCATTGAACATAGAATAGGCAGAGGACATGGACATTATGGGTCTAAATACTTTGGTGGTTTAATGACCCATGTTAATTTTATAGATGGAACAGCTTACCCAGCTACAGCATTTGGTGAAGTAGATTCTACATCAGGAATATGGACAGCAAAAACTACACCTTCAGTAACTTATGGAAATAATGGTTTCTTTTTAAAAATGGAAAATGCAAGTGCTATGGGTACAGACAGTTCAGGTAAATCAAATACTTTTACAGTATCAGGAAGTCTTACAAAAAATCAAGACACACCTAATAATAATTTTGCTACAATGAATCCTTTAGATAACTATTTTGCTGGTGGAACTTTCTCTAATGGAAATAATACAATTATATCAAGAAATACTGGTTATAGTTATAATACATCAACAGTAGGAGTTAATACTGGTAAATTTTATTGGGAATGTAAATGGTCAGCAACTCCAACAGGGAGTGGACTTGCAGTACAAATTGGAATAGCTAAAAGACCAACTGCAAGTACATCGGATTTTTTAGGGTCAAACTTATATTCTTATGCTTATTTTGGAGATGGTAATATCAGACATAATGATTCAACAGTTATAACTTATAATAGTTATGCAATTGGCGATATTATAGGGATAGCTTTAGATATGGATAATAATCGTTTGTATTTTTCTAAAAATGGAACTTTTGAAAATTCATCAAACCCAGCTAATGGAACTAATCCAATATCAATCTTAGCACCTAATAGTGTAAATGCGGATAGCGGTGTTTATTTTGCAGGATTTGGAGATGGTAATAATAGTTTACAACAAACTGCACAATTTAACTTCGGCAACGGATATTTTGGCACAACTCCAGTATCTAGTGCTGGTACTAATGCTTCAGGTAACGGAATATTTGAATATGATGTTCCTACAGGTTATACTGCACTCTCAACAGAAGGATTAAATTCATAATGGCTTATACAACTATACCAAAATCATCAGATTATTTTAATATTGTACTTTATACAGGTACTGGTAATGCACAAACTATTTCAGGAGTTGGTTTTCAACCTGATTGGTTATGGCAAAAAAGCAGAAGTGCCTCACAAGACCCAAGATCATTTGATGTAGTAAGAGGTGGTAGTAAACTTATTTATCCTAGTTTAACTAATGCTGAAGCAACTGATGCACAATTAATTACATCATTTAATGCTGATGGTTTTACTATGGGAACATCAGGAACTAATGCTAATGATAATACAGTTACTTATGTAGCTTGGAATTGGAAAGCTGGAACGTCATTTACCAATGACGCAAGTGGAACAGGTATTGGAAGTATAGATAGTGCAGGAAGTGTATCAACTACTTCAGGGTTTTCGATTGTTAAGTGGACAGGTACAGGTGCAACAGGAACTATTGCTCATGGATTAGGAGCAGTTCCAAGAATGATTATAGTTAAGTCATTAGCAAACACTACAAATTGGATGTGTCAACATGCATCAATAGGAAATGCTAAAGAATTTTATCTTAATAATGCTTCAGCGGCAGGCAGTTCAACTGCTTGGAATAGTACAACCCCAACATCAACTGTATTTTCGGTAACAGGTGGTGCAGGTGATGGAGTAAATGCTAGTGGTGATTATATAGCTTATTGCTTTTCAGAGATTAAAGGGTATTCAAAAATAAGTTCTTATCTTGGGAATGGATCAGCTACTGATAATACTTTTGTTTACTGTGGTTTTAAACCAAAATTTATATTGCACAAGGCTGTTGATGCAGGTGAAAATTGGTTACTATGGGATTCACCAAGAAATACAGCAGTTAATTCTAATGGAAACCCAACACAAGTAATATTTGAACCTAATGGTGCTGGTGCAGAAAACAATACTACTGCAAGAGCAATAGACTTACTTAGTAATGGTTTTAAAATCAGAGGTAACAATCCAAACTTTGGTGGTAGTGGTACAAATTATATTTTTATGGCTTTCGCAGAAGAACCTTTAGTTTCAACAAATGGAATACCAGCAACAGCAAGATAATTATGACAAAAGCAAGAATAATAGCAGATGTATTTAATGACGCAAACACAGCAGACAATCTAGTTCAGCTAGATGGTTCTTCAAGATTACCTGCTGTTAATGCTAGTCAATTAACAAACTTAAATATTATCTACCCAACAATTTCAGGTATCTCACCATCTACAGTTACTAATGTTGCAACTAATATTGTTATCACAGGAACTAACTTTGTTATTACTCCTAGTGTAGAATTTATTTCAACAACTGGTGCTATCATTACACCTAACTCAGTAACTCAAAATAGTGTTACACAATTAACTGCTAACGTAACTATACCTACTGACGGAACATACTTCACTAGAGTTGAATTACCTTCAGGACTTGCAGTAAGAACTTCTACAGCTTCATTAACAGTTTCAGACGCACCTGTTTGGCAAACATCTTCAGGATCATTAGGTTCTATTGCAAAAGGTGGAACTGCAAACTTTACTATTTCTGCGACTTCTGATAGTACAGTAGCATACGCTATTGCGTCAGGATCTTTACCAACTGGAGTAAGTTTAAATACTTCAACTGGTGCAATTACAGGAACTGAAAGCTCAAGTATTACAAGTGAAACAGTTTATAACTTCACAGCTAGAGCTACAGATTTAGAATCACAAAGTCCTGCTGATAGATCTTTTTCTATTACAGTAACAGTAGGTGCTACAGGTGGAGGACAATTTAACTAATGGCTAGTACATATATAACAAGAACACCAAGTTCAGCAGGAAATAGAAGAAAATTCACAATATCAATGTGGGTTAAAAGAGTAAAATTAGGTGTTGACCAATGGTTAGTTCAAGCAGGTGCATCAGGAAGTGAATTTGATATTAGATTTACAACTTCTGATACATTAAGATTTAGTACATGGGATGGTTCTAATGGTTATGGAATGATAACAACTAGAGTTTTTAGAGATACTTCAGCTTGGTATCATTTAGTATTTCAGTATGACACAGCACAAGCAACAGATACTAATAGAAATAAAATTTATGTAAATGGCGAACAAATAAGTCCAAGTGATACATCTGCTTATAATGCTGGTAAGCATCCACCACAAAACTATGATAATCCATCTTGGAATAATACAACAGCATTTAGAATTAATGATGTAACATGGACTTCATCATCACCAAAAGATGCAGTATATTCACATATTCATCACACAGATGGTTATGCTTATGACGCATCAACTTTTGGTAGCACAGACAGTACAACTGGTGAATGGAAAATTAAAACATCTCCATCAGTTACATACGGAACTAATGGTTTCTTTATTTTAAAAGATGGTAATTCAGTAACAGATCAATCAGGTAATTCTAATAACTTTACAGTAGGTGGTGGTACACTAACTAATACTGAAGATTGTCCTAGTAATGTTTTTGCTACTTTAAATCCATTAATAGTTTTTGCTAACACAAGATATAGTAATGGTAATTTAACTGCTGGTAGAAATTCAGGAGAACCATGGGGTAATGCTTTAAGTACATTAGCCATGAGAGGTAGTG